TACAAAGGCTGCTAAGCCAACGACAACAGAAACAGAGGAATAACACATGGCAATCTATTTAAATAACAATGTTGGCGTGAAACTTGCAACCGCAGCCGCGCCAACAGTTCCATCAATTGACATCTCAAGTTATGTGAGTGCAATTACTTTAACGCAAATCGTAGATGAGCTGGATGTCACAACAATGGGCGATCTTTCTCATAAGGTAGTTGGTGGATTGCAATCCGCAACGCTACAAATTGATTTTTTCAATGACTGGGCAGCATCTCAGGTTATGACAACACTCAATGCGGCATTTGCAACTACTTTGGCAGTTTCAATGATTACAGTTAAAGGAACCGCAGTAAGCGCAACAAATCCGACATATCAGTTTTCAATCTTTGTCAACAACCTGACCCCAGTAGGTTCAGGCGGCGTTGGCGATGAAGCTGCATCTTCAATTTCGTTTACAGTAAACACAACAGTCACTGTTTCAACATCAGTGGCATTCTAAGGAGTAAAAATGGCACGCTTGAAAATCACCAGGGCCTCAGGGGATGTGATTGTTCCAATCACCCCCGTGGTTGAATATGCGTTTGAAAAGTTCACAGGCAAGGGAATTCATAAGCAATTTCGTGACGAGGAAAAACAGAGTGACATCTATTGGTTAGCGCATAACGCGCTTTCCCGTGTAGAGGTCATTCCGCCATTCGGTGAAGAATGGTTAGGAACCTTGATTGCGGTTGAAGTTATGGATGACGAGCCCGAAAAAAAATAGACCGGGGAAGTTTCACCTACCTAGTGGCCTCACTAGCGGTGGAGCTTAAAATAAGCCCCAATGAAGTTTTAGATCTTGATGAAAGAATGTTCAAAGCCGTGCTTCAGGTACTAAACGACAGAGCGAAGGAGAGGGCCCGTGCCACTAAACATCACCGGCGTTGAACCTACTTTGAAAGCAATGCGCAAATTTGATAGAGACTTGACCAAGCAAATGAACATTGAAATCAAAGCTGCAATGATAACGATTCGTGATAAAGCGCGTGGGGATGTGCCCCAGGGATTCCCGACATATCTTTCAGGATGGGAAAAGCGCGGCAAGGTACAGAGCCAAGCCGTATTCAACACCAGTGGCCGCGTGCGCAAGTTTCCTCTTTTCGACACTGCTGAAGTCAAGGCCGGCATTGTGTACCGTCAAGGAAAAAGCATTCAAAATCGTCAGGGCTATCGTGCTCAGTATTATGTGCGCAACAATTCAGCAGCCGGAGCAATTTATGAGACTGCGGGCCGTGTTCAATCCGGTCAACAAGGTAGATCTAACAACCCAAGGGCCGGTGAATTATTCATTGGAGCCATGGGCGGCCTATACGGTAAAGACAAAGAGCGCGGCCGTTTGATATTTAAGGCTTGGGAACAAGACCAAGGCAAGGCAACCTTGGCCGTGACGACTGCCATTGATAAAGCGGTCAAGATATTCAATGCCTCCGGCGGTGCGGGTACTCAATCCGGTTATCGGTTGGCCTCATAATGCCAAATTTATTAGTCAGCGCAACCACACGGTATGACCCAAAGGGTTTAAACAAAGCCAAAAAACATATAGTCGGATTTGATAAAACCGTTCGAGACTTGGGAAAAAGTTTTGCAGCAGTTTTCTCAACGCAAAAAGTTGTGGCATTTGGTAAAGCTTCCGTTCAGGCATTTATCGCCGATGATAAAGCCGCGAGAGTCTTATCCCGCACCCTTAGCAATTTGGGCCTTGCATTTGCTGATCCATCAGTTAAAACTTTTATAGGTGACTTAGAAAAGCAATACGGCGTGCTTGATGATTTTTTGAGGCCGGCTTATCAGAAATTGCTCACCACTACTGGAAATTTGACTAAGTCTCAAGATTTGTTGAAAACTGCCCTTGACCTAAGTGCACAAAGTGGGGAAAGCGTTGTTTCAGTTGCCAGCGACCTTGGCCGTGCATATGCGGGAAACACTAAGGGGCTGCAAAAATATGGCTTAGGTTTAACCAAAGCCCAATTGACTGCTATGTCATTTGAAGAAATCTTGGCCAAGATAACAGAAATCAGCAAAGGTCAAGCTGCTGCGGCTGCTGCTACTTACGCGGGCAAATTAGACAAACTTGAGGTTGCTGCCGCTAATGCTTCAGAGACTATTGGCGGAGCCTTAGTTGATGCATTTGCCACAATCGCCGGAGATGGAAACCTTGACAAAGCAATTGACAAGATTGATTTGCTTGCTCAAGGCATAGCAACTCTTATTTCACCTTCACGCATGAAGTCACTTTTTGCCGGAGTTGATTTGAAATATGGCTTAATTCCGATGAACAAGCCCGCGACTAACTACGGTGCAGCACAACAAAGCCCTGGTGAACGCGCTGCTGCGGTTGCTTACAATAAAAAACTAGCAGCACAAAAAAGAGAAGAATTAGCAATGCTTGCAGCCAAGAACAAGGCTACAAAAGAAGAAGCGCAAATGAAGAAGGATCAGGCCGCTTTAGACGAGCTCAAGAAAAAATTTGACTTAGAGCGCATTGGCCTGAATGTGGCCTTGAATCAAGCTACTGATGAAGAGACAAAGGCACGCATTCGCGCTCAGATTGCCATTCTTGATGAGACTGGTAAAACTGCTCAAGCTGCTAATGATGCCTTGGTTAAGGCCCAAGCGGATAAATTAAAACAAGAAGTGGAAGCAACCACGGCGTTAAATAATCTTGCTAGATCTGCGGCAGGTGCGGCCGGTTCGCTTACCAATCTTGCAACTTATTTTGCTACTTTCAAGGGTTCCGCAGCTTCAGCCGTTGCCTCTTTAACTCCTAGCGCAAAAGCCGAGCTTGGTGGATATGTGCCATTCGTGGGAGCAACCAACGCATCTTTAGGCATTACTGCTGACGGTACAAACATTACTCCATCCATTCCATCAACTTCAGGCCTGGGCACAAATGGCACTGGCAACCAATTGCCGGCCGGGGTCACAATTAATGTCAACACAGGGCCTTCCATGGCCGATGAAAATGTGATTGTTGATGCCGTACAAAATGCAATGAACGAAATTGCCCGCCGTGGTTATCTGACTACTTATGCAGGGGCGTTGCCAGCATGACAATGCCAGTCATTAATTGCTACATAAATTTCAGCACTGGCCCAAGTTTTGCCCAGGCCTTTATTTTAGATCAAGGCATTCTTGGCACGAACATTCTTGCTGATGCAGCTTCAGTCATTGTTGATGTTTCCAATGTGGTTGATTCAATCAGCACCCGCCGTGGAAGAAACGCCCAGGCAGACCAATTTCAAACGGGAACACTCTCATTGCGCATTGTTGACCAAAATGGTGATTTCAATCCTATGAATGCTGCCGGGCCTTATTACAACCTCCTCACGCCAATGAAAAAAGTGCAAATCACTGCGACATTTCTTGGTGTCACTTATCCCGTCTTTAGTGGTTTCATAACTTCTTACACTACGACAACTCCACAATCTGCCGTTGGGGATGTCGTTTACACGACAATCCAGGCCGTTGATGCCATGCGATTGGTTCAAAATGCTCAGATTTCGACCGTTGCAGGAACAAGCGCGGGTCAGTTAACCGGGGCCCGTATTAATAACATTCTTGACCAAATCGGTTGGCCCTTAACAATGCGGGATGTTGACCCTGGCCTCACCACGGTTCAAGCAGATCCCGGCACGGCCCGCACCGCGCTTCAAGCTTGTCAGACAATTGAGACAACTGAATTTGGTGCATTTTATGTTGATGCGGCCGGCAGTTTTGTTTTTCAAGATAGAAATTTGACGGCATCAAGTGTTGCAGCAACACCCGTTGTGTTCAATGATGATGGCACACCAATTGATTATTTCAATGCTATGTGGGTAACAAATGACACCCTTGTTTACAATGAAGCCAACATTACTGCGACAGGCTTGGCCACTCAGACCGCCTCCAATGCTGCGAGTATTGCCAAGTATTTCTTGCACTCTTACAACCAGCAAAATCTATTGATGCAGACCACGGCCGAGGCACTTAACTATGCCCGGAGTTATGTCGCTTCAAGAGCTGAGACAACCGTGAGATGTGATGAAATCCAATTGGATCTATACACGGCCAATTATGATGCAGGGATAATTGCAGCCCTTGACCTTGATTTTTTTGACCCGGTAACAATTACAACAAATCAACCAGGCGGAACAACACTAACCAAGACCCTTCAAGTCTTTGGAAAGCACATGGAAATCACGCCAAATTTTTGGCGAGTAAAAATGACGACACTTGAACCCATAATTGATGGGTTCATTCTAGATAGCACTTTGTCAGGTATTCTTGACGAGAGTGTTTTGAGTTACTAAGGAGATGAGATAAATGCCAGCAGCAGGCTATAAACTATTTGTAACCGGGGATGTGCTCACGGCTGCCCAGGTCAATGATTATTTGATGCTTCAGACCGTTATGGTGTTTGCTAACTCAGCAGCGCGCACCAGTGCCCTTTCAGCAGTATTGGCGGAAGGCTTAGTCAGTTACCTTCAAGACACTAATGTGGTTGAGATTTACACGGGAGCAGCTTGGGTTTCTCTTGATGATCCAAATGCCATCCAAAATTCAATTGTTGATGCCAAGGGCGACATCATTTCAGCAACTGCCGACAACACCCCAGCCCGCCTGGCGGTAGGAACTAATGCTCAAGTTTTGACGGCTGATTCAACAACGGCTACTGGTTTGAAATGGGCAACACCAGCATGGCCAACTGCGGTTGGATGTTCAGTCTATAACGCAGGCGGCAGCGTTACTTACACGGCAAATGTGCCTCTTATTCAAAACTTTACAAACGAAAACTACGACACAAACACAATGCACGACAACTCAACAAATACTTCAAGAATAACAGTTCCAACTGGATACGCTGGAAAATATTTAGTTAATGCTTATACAAGATTAGCTAGCGGTGTTGATTATTCCTTAATAAGAGTGTATCAAAATGGTACGGCGGTTACTGGCGGCCTAGAATCAGGTGAATTAGTGCGTGGGTATCACGCTGGAAACACCACTGGTATAAATGGGTCGGTGACGCTAAATTGTGCGGTGGCTGACTATATTGAAATTGCCATACAAATAAATCTCTCTAGCTCAATTAATACTTATTGCCGCTTTTCCGTATCTTACTTAGGAGCATAAATGCAACATTTATTTGATATGCCAGCAAAACCACTAAACGCAGAAATCTTCAATAATGAAACTGGATTTGATTTATATCAACTTGAGGATAAATTAGTAATTAGTGGTGATTGCACTCAGGCACAAGCTGAGTCAGCACTAGCTGCACATAATCCTGAGGCGTAAATGGAGACAAGTGCAAACGGTTGGCCAGCATCAAAGGATCAGGCTGAGTTGGGAATAAAGTCTTATTCAGTGCCAGGCACGGCAATCAAGCTCCGTTGTGCCGAAGCGGTCGCACCCTTGCTGATTGGATTAGCTGCTGAATTCCATGAACTGATTGAGCCGCTTGATGTGGGTTCACTTGACGATTGGGGATATTGTTACCGGCCAATCCGTGGTCAAACTGCCAAGTTAAGCAATCACTCCTCCGGAACGGCTTTAGATCTAAATGCCTCAAAGCATCCTTTGGGTGCAGTGGGCACATTTCCTTTGGAAAAAGTACCAATGATAAGGGCCTTGGCAAAAAAATGGGGATGCATTTGGGGCGGTGATTACCGCAATCGCAAGGATGAAATGCATTTTGAAATCGCTATTAGTGCAGCCAAGGTGGAGGCATTAATTAAGAAAATACAAGGAGACAACAAATGAATCAGCAATTCAAGACGGCGGCCTTGTCGTATTTACGAGCTTCACTTGCATCAGTTGCAGCCCTTTACCTATCCGGGATTTCTGATCCTAAGATTTTACTAAACGCACTATTGGCCGGCTTTATCGGGCCTATCTTGCGTGCGGTTGACCCTAAGGATTCATCAATCAATTTGGGCAAGAAGTAAGATGGAGGCCCAGGCATGGGTGGCCGTTGTTGTAGGCGTGATGGCCATCCTGTCCGGGCTTTATGGAGCAGTCAGATTTATAGTGCGCTCAATCATGGCTGAGATAGGGCCCAAGGCCAACGGTCATAGCCTAAAAGAGCAGGTCAACAGGCTGGAAGCACGCCTAGACCATATCTACACCATACTTTTGGAGCGTTAGACACGCCGAACGGTGTTGATGTTGTGCATCTCGTCCATATCGTCTATATTTGGTTTATCGCAACAAGGCGATATAGACGAAGGGCCTCACATGTCAAGAATGGCAGATTTATACATTGAAATTAGTGACCAATTAAGCAAGGAATCCAAAGCGTTTCAAGCTGCGGCTGACTGCATGTGCGATACATGCGAGCAATACACAATTAATGAGATTGATGCTCAGTTTAAGAAAATGGGCCAGTCATGAAAATAACCTTAGAGCTTACAAAAAACGACTTTGAACACTTGACCACGACTTCAATGCAGTGGGGCAAGGATTGGGAAAAGAAGGTCATGCGTTTTGAGCCAATTATCCATGACACTGAAATTTTATTTGACTGGGGTTATGCCCATTGGGTTGACACATACACTGATTACATCTTGGCATCAGCATTCCTGAAATCCATTGCTGAGCCTCATGAAGCTGCGTTTGATATTGGCACGGGTGAAGTTGTCATACTGACTGATTACGCTGGATCATGGGAGACAATATGAGCATTCTAGAACCGGAGTATTTGAGCACAACAGAGATGGCATCCATCTTGGAAATCACACCAAGCACATTGCGCCGCTTGGTACGCGATAGAAAAATTGAGGCATATAAGCCCCTTGGCGGTCATTACCGTTTTGACATGGACAAGACAATTCAAACCTTTTGGAGAATGGAAAGCGAGGATTCAAAGTGATTGATTTCATTTCAACATTATCTGATGCTGGCATTTTCGTTGGGTCGGTCATAGTTTTAGGATTGCCCATGATTGCGGGATTTTTGCTTGGCAAGGAGATTGGCTTAGATCAAGGCCACCGTGCCGGGTTTGATTTAGGGAAGGCCGTGGGCAAGCGTGAAGCCGCCAACAGTCAGCGATAACGCTGTAATCATTGCACGCAACGCTAAGCGCACATCAGTAGATGCAGCAATGCGCAAGTATCCTGAAACGGGCTCATTGCGCTTGAGGATTTATGAGCTGCTGGTGCGTGCTGGATTGCGTGGAGTAACCGATTATGAAATTGAGGCCACCTTGTCCATTCCGGGCAATTCAGTCAGGCCATTGCGTAAGTCTTTGGAAACACAGGGATTCATCATTGATTCAGGGCTTACTAGAAAAAACCAAAACGGCAATGAATGCACCATTTGGCGTGCAGTGGATGAAGGGATGATGTTATGAGTTTCAACATGGATGATTATGTGGATGTGGCCGAAAGAATGCGCAAGATTAAGGAGATATTTCCTGAAGGCGTGTTTAGACCAGCAAACCCAAATGAGCCTTTTAAGGTTGTTGAGATTGGTGGGCTCACTTACATTGCCTACACTGCCGCGTTCTACCGTGACCCGTTTGATCCATGCCCTGCCATTGCATGTGCTTGGGAAGAAGTACCAGGGCGCACGCCATATACAAAGGGCAGTGAACTGATGAATGCAGAAACAAGTGCTTGGGGCCGATGCGCCATTGCAGTTGGATTAGCTTCAAAGAAAATTGCCAGTGCTGATGAAATAAAGGCACGCCAAGAAGCACCCAAGGCCACAGTTACCAAAATCAAGGAAACTGAGCAAGAACAACATGATCCGTGGGCAACACCTGCACCGATTGCTGAAGCTTATGATGCCTGGCATTGTAAGCATGGCGATAGAACAGTGCTTCAAGGTGAGAAGAATGGCCGTGCGTACTACGGCATGCGCTGCACAAACTATGTAGTCAAGGAGCAATGTGAGCCAATTTGGTTTGCCCTTAACAGTGAAGGCAAGTGGGTTCCCAAGATTGCTGCGGTGAAGTAATGGGATGGGCAGCCATCATTCCAAGTGAGGTGTGCTCAATATGCGGCGAGCGTAGGGAGTTGGCAACCGGGCGATGGCGTTATGACCCACGCGTTGACAGGCGTTGGGCGTGTTGGGAATGCAAATGAGCATTGAGTTTGAATGCCGTAAATGCAAGAAAATAACCAAGCAAATTGAGCGCATCATTACCGATAACCTCCCGGATCATGTGAAAGTATTGCAATGCACCCGATGTGGCAACATGGGCGTGTGTCTATTGGAGGCCCAGTCATGACCAAAGCTAAGTTGATTCGCATTCTTGTCATTGT